AGATAGAATTTAATGAAATCATAGAAGATGACTTTTGGGGTCCGATTGTTGATATCATACTTAAAGATGCGATGGTAAAGAAAATGGGCACTTCAGACGGTGTAGATATTGATACAGACTCATATGAAGAGATGAAATCATTAGCAGATCAACTGGATATGTAATGGTAAAAAATAGAGTACTGATTTTTGACGCATTAAATGTATTTATGCGTCATTATATTGCACACCCCGCAATGTCTGGTAATGGAGAACAAATAGGTGGTATTGTTGGTTTTTATTATAATCTAATTGGATTGGTTGAAAAATGTAATCCTGAAAGTGTTATTGTTGTTTGGGAAGGTGGTGGTTCTAAAAGAAAACGTGATTTATATCCTGATTATAAAAAAGGAAAACGACCGCCTAGGATGAATCGATACTATGATAAAGAAGAGATACCTGATTCATTAGAAAATAGAAATTTTCAGATGAGTACGCTTATAGGCATCTTATCTAATTTACCAGTTTGTCAAATTTATGTAGAAGATGCAGAAGCAGATGATGCAATAGGTTATATGTCAAAATACAAGTTACGTAATAAAAATAAAATAATTGTGTCAGCTGATCATGATTATTATCAACTCTTAGGTGACAACACAATTATCTATTCACCCACTGTCAAAGACTTTGTCAATACAGCTAGTGTGATAAAAAGATTTAATGTGCATCCTAATAACTTTTGTCTTGCAAAATCTATAGTAGGAGATAAATCAGATAATATTCCGGGAGTCCCGGGAGTTGGCTTTAAAAAGCTTTCAAAAGAGTATAAGGAGTTTACAAACCCTGAGTTTGAAGGAAACTGTTCTCAGCTGTTTGTTGAAAACGCAGCAAGAGTCGAAAGCTCAAAAAAGAAAATATATAAAAGCATAAAAGAATGTGAAACATTAATTGAAAGAAATCATAAGTTAGTATATCTAGACGTTAATAATTTAGTACATTACCAAACAAAAAGAATTGATGAAGCTATTGAAAATTTTAATCCTGCATGGAATAATCTTAAAGCAATTAAACATTTAAACGAAAACAATATAAAGAATATAGACTTTCTAAAGCATGGTTACTTGCTAAGAACGTTAACTAAAGGAATACTATGGTGATGGAAAACTCCAACTACTTTTCAAAATATGGAAAAGACTTTCAAGAAAAAATCTTTCAAGCATTACTGAACGATCATACTTGGTCATCACAAATGATGGAAGTAATGCAATATGATTACTTCGAACTCAAATATTTGCAGTTTTTATGTGACAGGTTTTTTAGTTTTTATACCAAATATCGTAATTTCCCAACAATGCAACTACTTGTCTCTATTATTAGGGATGAATTGACTGCTGGTGATGACATTATTTTGCGAGAGCAAGTCATTGAATATTTGACAAGAATGAAAGCTTCACCAAACTTAGGCGACTTAAAATTTGTAAAAGATAAAACGCTTGATTTCTGTAAAAAACAAGCATTGCAACAAGCACTTGAAGAAAGTGTAAAAGCAATTAAACAAGAAAATTATGAATCTGTATTGAACATTATGAAAGATGCAGTTTCCAAAGGATCATCATCAACAATTGGTCATGAATTTTTTAAAGATCATGACGCAAGATTTGTTTTAGTTGATAGAGCAACCTGTGCTACAGGTATAAAACATTTAGATCAAAAAGATGTACTAAATGGTGGATTAGGAAGAGGAGAAATAGGTGTTGTTGTTGCGAATACAGGTGTGGGAAAATCACATTATCTCGTTGCTATGGGTGCTGAGGCATTGCGTCGTGGAAAAAATGTTGTACATTACACTTTTGAATTAACTGAGACATCAGTTGGTATAAGATACGACAGTAATTTGTGTAATATTCCATCTAATAACGTTGTTGAAAACAAGGAAACAGTTTTAAAAACTTATGAGGAAAATGATTTTGGCAGGTTAATAATTAAGCAATACCCAACAGGTGCAGCAAGCATTATTACACTCAGGAATCATTTAGAAAAACTTGAAATGAAAGATTTTAAACCCAGCTTACTCGTTATCGATTACGCGGATATTATGCGTTCTACACGTACTTACGATTCACTTAGACATGAACTTAAATTAGTATACGAAGAAATCAGGAACCTCGCAATGGAATTAAACATACCCGTTTGGACAGCATCACAAGCAAACCGCGATTCTGCAAAATCAGAGATTGTTGGTTTAGAAAATATGTCAGAAGCATATGGAAAAGCGATGGTAGCAGATGTTGTTGTATCATTATCGAGAAAGCCGATGGAAAAAGCAACAGGTGCAGGTCGACTCTTTGTGGCAAAAAATCGTGCTGGTCGCGACGGATTAATGTTTCCAATCAGAATTGATTGTGCAATGTCAAAAATTGAAGTACTAGACGACGTTAGAGAAATGTCAATTGTAGATGCGATAGAACGTGACAATGCTGGAACAAAAGATATGTTAAAATCAAAATGGAAAGAGATAACAGGAAAAGGTAATTAAGGAGAATGAATGCACACATACAGTGAGGTTTTAAAAGCAAGTTTGGATTATTTTGGTGGCGATGAGTTAGCTGCTAGTGTCTTTGCCGGCAAGTACGCTTTGCAAGATGCAAAAGGTAACTATTTAGAAAAGTCACCTGAGGAAATGCATGAACGTTTAGCAACAGAGTTTTCAAGAATTGAAAACAAATATCCTAATTCTATGGGTAAAACTGAAATATACAACTTACTCAAAGACTTTAAGTATATAGTACCGCAAGGTTCACCAATGAGTGGTATTGGAAATGAGGCAAAGATTCAGTCTTTGTCTAATTGTTTTGTTATTGAATCACCTGCAGATTCATATGCAGGCATTCTAAAGACAGATCAAGAACAAGTTCAGATAATGAAAAGAAGAGGCGGTGTAGGTTTTGATATATCTACAATCAGACCAAAAGGTATGTATACTTCAAATGCAGCAAAGACAACAGATGGAATTGAAGTATTTTTAGATCGTTTCTCTAATAGTTGCCGAGAAGTAGCGCAAGGTGGACGACGCGGTGCGCTGATGCTTTCAATTAGTGTACATCATCCGCAAGTTATGGATTTTATTAAGATAAAAAGTAATTTAACAAGGGTTACCGGTGCTAATATTTCTGTAAGAGCTACAGATGAATTTATGAATGCTGTTCAGAATAATGAAATGTATCAACAACGCTGGCCTGTTGATGCTACAAATCCAGAGGTTAGCTTAGAATTTAGTGCAAAAGAAGTATGGGATGCATTAATTGAAGGTGCACACACATCAGCTGAACCAGGAGTTTTATTTTGGGACACAGCAACAAGAATGACACCAGCTGATGCATATACAAGTGAAGGCTTTGGTTCTGTATCAACAAACCCGTGTGGCGAAATTATACTTTCACCATATGATAGCTGTCGCTTAATGCTTGTAAATCTTACATCTTTTGTTAAGAATGCTTGGGAAGGTAATGCTACCTTTGATTACGGAAAATTTAGATTAATTGCGATGAAAGCACAGCGCCTTATGGATGATATGATTGATTTGGAGATTGAGCAAATTGACAAGATTCTAGACAAGATTGACAAAGATCCGGAAACAGATGAAGTCAAATACTACGAAAGAAATTTATGGCATACAATAAGACAGGTAGCTTTAAAGGGTAGAAGGACTGGATTAGGGATTACTGGGTTAGGTGACACGATTGCAATGTTAGGACAGACTTATGGGTCAGATGAATCTATTAAAACAACTGAAGAAATATATAAATGGTTAGCACTTGCATCATACGAAGAATCAATAATATTAGCAAAAGAACGCGGTGCTTTTACAATATGGGATTTAGAAAAAGAATCTAAACATCCGTTTTTAAATAGAATCATCTCTGAATTGTTACCTTATAGAGTTGAAGAATATCGCACATATGGACGTAGAAATATTGCAAACACAACCACAGCACCTGCAGGTTCTGTTTCTTGTTTAACACAAACAACAAGTGGTATAGAACCAGCATTTATGCTTTATTATAAGCGTCGTAAAAAGGTTCAAAACAATGAAGAAGTAATGTTTGTTGATGATCTAGGTGATGAGTGGACAGAATTTACTGTTTATCATCATAAATTCAAAGAATGGCTTGATTGGTGGGATGCAGATTATTTCGATCAAGAAGATACACTACAACACGCAATGGCATTTACTCCTTATTACGGAGCAACTGCTAATGAAATCGATTGGCGCGCAAAAGTTAAACTCCAGTCAGTCGCACAGAAATGGATATGCCATGCAATTTCTAATACAACAAACCTTCCCGCAGATGTTGATGTGGAAACAGTAAAAGACATCTATATGTTAGGATGGGAATTAGGTTGTAAGGGCATCACAGTATATAGGGATGGCTCTAGAAGCGGCGTTCTGGTATCTGCTGAAAACAAAAAAGAAAAAGCACAATCTTTTGTTTCTCGACATGCACCAAAAAGACCAGAAACTTTAGAATGTGACATATATCATACGTCTGTTAAGGGTCAGAAATGGGTTATGTTAATTGGATTGCTGAATGGTAAACCATACGAAATAATTGGTGGTGAAGCTGAACAAATTGAAATTCCTAGAAAATATAGAAAAGGACAGCTGACTAAACGCGCTTTTAAGACAGCAAATTCTAAGTATGATTTACAAATTGGAGAAGAAGAAGATTCACTTGCAATTAGAGATGTTGTTAGTGTTTTTGCTAATGCAAATTATGCAGGATATACAAGAACTATTAGTTTAGCGCTTCGTCACGGTGCTCCTGTGCAATACCTTGTAGAACAGATGCAAAAAGATAAAGAAGCAGATTTGTTTTCATTCTCAAAAGTTATTGCCAGATGTCTTAAGAATTATATAGATGATGGAACATCTGCAAGTGATAAGATTTGTAGTGAATGTGGAACAGAAGATAGCTTAGTATATCAGGAAGGTTGTGTAACATGTAAGAGTTGCGGCTCTGGAAAGTGTGGGTAGTATGTTGGTTCTGTGATTATGATTTAGGTAATTAAATTAATTTATATGGGGGCGTTTATTTCGCACCATTTGTTTATATAATAATAAAAATAGGAAGGTAAAGATGCTTTGGAAATATAACGTTGCAAAAGAAGTTAAAGAATTCGAGTTACATCACACACCAATCATTATAACTGTTAATAAGTTTGATGAAGACTCAGCGAAAGAATTTAGATCAAAAGTCGCAATGGCACACAATACAGGTCAGAAAATTATTCCTGTTGTTATTGATTCTTATGGAGGTCAAGTTTATTCACTGATGTCAATGATATCAACAATAAAAAATTCAGAGTTACCAGTTGCAACAATTGTTGAAGGTAAAGCAATGAGTTGCGGTGCTATTTTACTTTCTTTTGGAAGTGAAGGTTATAGGTTTGTAGACAAGGATGCAACTGTAATGATTCATGATGTTTCGTCATCACACTTTGGAAAATCTGAAGAAGTTGTTGCTAGTGCAAAAGAAACAGAACGATTAAATGAAATTGTCTATAAGATGATGGCACAAAATTGTGGCAAAAAAGATGATTATTTTTTAAAGCTAGTTGATAAGAAAAAGCACGCTGACTGGTTTTTAGATGCTGAAGAAGCAAAGAAGCATGGGCTAGCAAATCAGCTGAGGGTCCCCAAACTTACGATCGACATC